GGTGAAACCACCAGTACCCGAACTAGCTGCGTAGGTTGCTCTTGCTTCCTTGAAGAGAGCTTCTGCACCAGTAGCGCGGGATCTTGTCCCATCGACGGCGCGGTTATCAACGTACTGACTCTTGAGTGCGAAGATAAGTCCGGTAGGTCCGGTCATGGGCTGGACACCACAGATGTCGTATGCAACTAGGTTAGGCATTGCACGACGAACGAGTGAGATGAGCACGGGGTCGAAAGACTGTATACCACCCTGTGAGTGAGTGTTATCACCTAACGCACCAGCGGCCATACCACTGTTAGTGGGGGTCTCTGAGAGAAACTGTTCTTGGTTTTCAAGAAGAACAGCTGTGACGTTCTTCCTGTACGGATCATCAATGGCAGGAAGATCGGGGTGTTCGAGCACGGGCTGCCACTTACCCTTGACTTGCTCTGCGATCATGTTAACTTGGTCATATGACATTTTAGGAAACTCCTTTAAAGGTTATTTTACTTTTTGATGGTTCTAGAAATTACATCAGCGTAGGTCTTCATAGACCCGGTTAGGTTCTCGCTGGATCGATCTTCTTCGGTGGTATCCTCAGAGATGAACGTCATGTCTGATGGAGTATCGCCCTTAAAGTAATTTTCCTTGAGAACGTTTAGCTTTTCTTCGAATTGTTCTACAGAATCAAATTCAAGTCCTTCTGCAAGTGACTTAAGTTTTTCAACATCGGTGTCTACCATACCGTGGGTGGACTCCATGAATAACTTCTCACAAGCAGATTCGTTATTTTCGTTTCGTAGTTCAATGTTACTCTCGATTTCTTTATCGAGTTTTTCCTGTAGTTCCTCGACTTGAATGACTAGACCTTCGAGAACGTCATACTTCTCTTCAGGAATGTCAATGTAGTGTTCGGTAAACAGGTTCTTGAGTCCGGTCATGAAGTTCTCTGCGACTTCGGCTCTAAGGCCTCTTTCGAGAGCAACTTCGTTTTCTTTGACCCACTCTTCTACGACGTAACCGAGGTAGTCGTTCATGTTTTCGGCAAGTTCGGTCTTAATGATTTCAACTTCTTCTGCCATTCTGTTGTTATAGTCTTCTTCGAGTGCTTCACCGTAAGTCTCAAGACTTTCGTTGATTGCAGCTTCAAAGATGGTAGTTGCCTTGGTTTTAAAGTCTTCGGAGAGATCTTCACCATTAAAGAGAGCTTCAACGTGTTCCTTTTTAGCCTTTGGCTTCTCTACTGTAGAAGCAGCGGCGGATGGTTTCATGTTGACGGAGGCCTTGTTACCCTTATCCTTACCCTCAGTACCCTTGTCGGTCTCAATCTTGGCATGCTTTCCTTCAGCATCCTGATAAAGATCGGGATCTTCGGCAGACTTAGGATCAATAGTCTTATCCTTATTAGCCTTCAACATCTTCTTCTTATCATGGCCCATCATTTCTTTCTTGCTACCGTGAACGGCAGACTTGACCATACCATAACCAGACTTGACCATACCATAGGCCTCGTCCATTTCCTCTTCTTCCTCTTCGTCGATATTTTCGATTTCGATTTCGTCCTCTTCGACATCATCGATTTCTTCTTCAACGATTTCGGTTTCGGTGGCTTCGAGCTCTTCTTCGACGCCCTCAACCAATTCCGAAGCTTCTTCATTATTTTTAGCTTCAAGAATCTTTCTTGCAGCCTCGATTGGGCTTAGGCTATCTGATGACTTCATTTGGATCTACTCCTTGTTTTTAGGCATATACCTTAAGTACTAGTATTTAGAATTTTTGTAATTTTGACATGAAGTTTTCGAACATTCGAATCTTCTGGTCTTCTGTGATATTTTTTGTCTTGCACATGCAAGATTTATAACATTGAATCTCTTGTTCTTTAAGAATACCGTTGTTCCAAACCCACTCTTTACCTTCCATGATACCGTCAACAAAGGCATCCGGAGCAGAAGGATCTGCTACAATATCGACTGCAGCCAACATGAAGTCTTTACCGACATATTTGGCACCGTCTCTTTCCTCTAATGAACCCATACCCCGTGTGGAAACACCGAGTCTTACCCCATCATTCATGAGGTCTTTTACGATTTTTCCATAAGGAGTATCTAAAATTTTTGCTTTACCGTACACATCGTTACCTTCGTAACGAAGTTCTGTAATCTTATGTGATACTCTTTCTAGGTTTACGGTGGGACCATTGGGATGACCCAGTTCCCCCATAGCTCTGTTCTCATTTACATAATTTTTTTCGTATCTTTTAGCCTCATTGAACAGAACCTTCTTTTCATAGATTCTACCGTTCCTGTTCTTCTGTTCGGCCTGCATAAAGATACCTTCAATGAAAAGGTTCTTTTTACCGTTTTCATCTTCTTCAGTGAGGTAGTTTAGTTGATCGTTCTGTTCTGTGATGAGTAACATTAATTTCTAAGCTCCCTCTGTTTCATCTTTGCTTTTCTTTCAGCTGCTCTTGCGAGAGTCATCTGTCGTTCCTTCGAGAGTCTTGCAATAGATCTAGCATGCCTCGCTGCTTTTCTTGCGGCCGCATCAGTTTTTTCATTTTCTTCTACGCCCGCTTTATCTTTTTTTATTGCTTTGGAGACTGCCTTTCTACGGTTCTTAAGATACTCATCAGAGTCGTCAGAATCGCCGTCATTGTCAACATCATCATCTTCGTCACCCACAGGGTCAAGTCCATCACCGTCATCGTCCTTCTCGTCTTCATCATCTTCATCCTTTTTTGGCTTCTTTGCTTCGGCCATGGATGATGCAATATCAATCTTCTTGAGTTCTAAAGCATCTTCCATCTTGGCATATAGAATGTTTTCAATCTCACTTTTTGCAGCTGAAGGGTTTTCAGTTACGATGTGATCAACAACTTTTTTGGTACTCTCTAACATTTGTATCTCCTTAAGATGAGCTATATTTATAATTTATTAAGGTTTAACCGACACAGCCTGGTGCGATGTTATTCTTCACATTCGTCTGCGATGTTATTATTTGGCCATTCGGGGTTATTGAATCCAGTGGCATCCGGATATAGGTCATCAAAATCTCCGGAAGCAGTCGCTGTGCTAGTGCCGTGATTTGGAGTGCAATCACAACCACCCTGAGATCCAGGCCCGCCTACTGGGTTTCCAGATAATGAGATATCAAAACCAAGAACAGTATCTTCTGGACCCCTTATAACATCAACATTTACGATTGGATACCAACTAACAATTACGGTAGGCACGGCCGAACATTCTCCCGTATTTTGTTGACAATCTCCCCCGTTATTTCGAACTGCACAGAAATCAATCCCCGGAGAACTGCACATTCTTCTGTAGACTATGTTTGTGCCGCCATCGGGAGTACACATAGATCCTCTGTTTGGCGCCGATGGAGCATCATCCGGACAACCACCACACAAAGGTACTCCGTCGCAGCTTCCCGGTCTCACGCAACATCTACAGAAACAGGGAGCTCCTCCGGAGGATTCCCCACATGGTGTATCTAGATACGGCACTCCAGATCGAGGAGTATCTCCGGGAATAAGGGTGTCGTTTGCTGGTGGTAAATCGCTAAAATCTAACCCTCCCAAATTTAACATACCAGTATTGAAATCCAATTCAATTGATCCACCAAGCCCATCACTACTAGAAAATATGTTGGTCCCGTCAGAAGAATTACAAAATGTTCTTGTCGTTGTATTACAAAGTCTCAGTGATGTTTTGGAATCTCCATTTGGAATATTACATGGATCCGACCCTGACGAGGCACATGGACACTGACAACTGTCTACACATAGAAATTCAAATTCTCCTTCATATACGGGTGTAGCCTCATCACCAAGTCCGTTTACCCCTATCGGACATCGAGGCCCTTGTGTGGTAAAACCCCATTGAAAAGTCGTTACTGTCATGCAGTGACCTGATCTATCACACATACAACACTCTGACCCGGCCGCAGGACAGGCTCCCGGTTGATTGCAACACTCTTCTACCCCAGCATCACATCCCGTACACGGAGGACATGTGCCATCAGGACATAATGGTTGGTTGTCTACACATCCAGTACACGGTGGACAACCACCATTGGGGCAAGGACAACCACTCCCACATGGATTCGGTGGGCAGTTTGGGTGGACAGCTCCGATCGGAGCTAAATTTGGATTGTTTTCTGGATCTCCAGTGCAGGGGCATGGTAACGGTGGGGGAGCGCATGGAGGACATGTACCATCCTCACACTGTTGGGGACATGGTGTACAAGGAGGATTTGGACACTCTGGGGGATCTGAAATGATCGTCGGCGGTAAAACAGAAACTGGGACAGACTCACCTACAACGTAAGCTTGACATTGATCCTGTCCGCATAATATTTCTATTGAACCCCTGTCACATTTAGGAGGAAATATACCAGATCTAAATCCCGGAGGCGTCAGATCTGAAAAATGAGCTGTTACCTGATCCCAGTATAAAGGTTTTACGTCTCGTTTTTCTATGTCAAGAACTATTTCATCTCTAGATCTTGTTAAGAATACATCGTTACCCGAACCTTTTCTCACTAAAATGGGTCCGGGAAATGATACTTTTAATATATTTTCTACCTCTCCTCTTTTTTGTACCATGAATTATCCCCTTCACGAAGTTCCAACATATCTCTCATTGGCAGGTAAACCTGATTGGTTCTCTATGGTATAATCACATGGATCTGCAAAGAAAACGACAGTAATTTTTCCGGAAGGAAAAGACGACCAAGGATTTGAAAACCCTCCAAAAAAGCCCCTGCTAAATGACCCATTTCTTCGTAGATTAGATTTTGACAGTACGAAAGACTTTTTCTTTGGCGTTTTTTGCCACGCATTTACCCCAACTCCGGCCTCAGTATGTGTTACGGAGGCATGATACTTATCACTATTCAGCCCATGTCTTATTTCAAAGTATACTCTGCTGTTAGACCAAAAGAACAATCCGCGTCCTGACTCCCGACTGGCTAGATTTATACCCTCACGATTTCTATTATCTGTTAGTAACACTGGTGGATCAAATCCCTCACCACCAGAAGCTACTCCGGACCCTCCACAAGAATCTTGAACATCCCCTAGATTTAGTCCAAACGACCAATGAACTTCTGCACCCCTTTCATAAGGTCTCCTAGTTTTCGGATTTATTACGCTGAATTGCAACCCACCTACAGCTACCATTTTATCTAAAGTGTCTACACTGTTAAATTCAGCACCGAAGTTTCTACTATTTCTAATATCCTCATCATTAAAATCTGATTCTTCTTTAAGAAAGGGATCTGTCTGTATAGATTTTCTTTTGCCTAAAACAAAATCCAATTCCCTCTGTAAAGCCTCTGGTACATCACAATCAAACTGAGGGATATTTCCTCGTTCGATAGCAAAAGCTGGTCTTTGTGAAATTCTATTTAAATTTGGTTTACAGACCAACGGTTCGTCTTTGAATAGTGGTTCTACTATTTGCGTGGTAAAGACAAGTCTTCTTTTTTCTTTAGGTGGGTCATAAATGTCTACAAAACTAGATCCATATTTACCCAATCTAAAGTTTTTTACGATCTCTACCTCTAATTGTGGCATTACTGAACACCGAATGGATCTGGATTACTTATGGATGGTGATACTATGAATTTACCAGATACCAATCTTTCCGCAACCGCATCTGTAGTATTACCTGAATTGCCCCTGTCAAAGAAAAGTAAAAAGTCATAAAGATACGTTCCAGAAGCTATTTGTTGTGAAACTTCTTTAGTAAAAGATAATGACATTTGACCCTGAACGTTACTGGCAGTAGCAGCTGTTGCAGTAACTCCATATATCATTTCACCTATGAGTGAAAGGTGACCGGCCACCTTTGCATCGCCTGTTGAAGCTATTGATCCGGTATATCCGTGCGTATTTTCATTACTGAATCTGACCACCAAACTATCGTCGTTTTCGTCATTTTCAAACCTTATAGTTCTTACATCCATTCTGCCCCAGTAATTACTTAAATCAATAGCTACACCAGAATCATCAAAGTAATTTAAGTTTAACAAGAAATTAGTGCCTTGTTCGTGTGGGATGTCAAAATTAGCGCTCGCCATCGGGTTCGCCTCCGTCTTCCATATCTATATCACCTTCTTCTTTTTCTTTATCAATTTGACGATCCATATCTTTAATTTCTGGATCGGTCTGTCGAAGGATGTTCTTCCTCACAAAGTCTCTTGAGAAATAGGTTCCGATATGATCCTCAATGTCTCTAAGAAGTTCCAGTCGAGACTTCATTATCTCAGTATTCTTAAGTTCGGTGAAGTAAGAGTCTCGAATATAATCGAAACGAATATCCTGTACGATCTTATTCCATTCATCTTCTCTCATGATTCCCTTGAGAATCAATTGGGTCTTAAGAATTTGTAGGAATACATCAGAGAACTTTGATCTAAGTTTGTCAATGAACTTCGAAAACTTCAGTTCGTCTCTTGTAATCTCTGACTCTCGACCTAAGTTAAAACCTGTGTCTGGTTCCAGTCGAGTTACCGGAACATTCAACGCTCGATATAGTTTCTTCTTGAAGTATTCTACATCTTCCATTTCACCGAGGTTCTGTCCACCGTCAAGAGTACTGATTTCAGTTCCTCTACCACCTTCTCTACGAGGTAACCAGTAATCCTCGAGCATGGACATGTGACGTTTATCATCTCTCATTTCGCCGGTAGAAGCATCGTAGACAAGTTTATTTTTATACTTCATCATTATATCCCGTAGGTACTGCTCTGCCTTTGTCTTGGGAAGAGAACCAACGTCGATATAGAAGATTCTTCGTTCGGGAGCTCTTGAGATTCTATAGATTACAACCGCATCTTCGATCATTCGAAGCTGATTTAGTGGTTTGATTGCCTTGTGTAAGTATCCAACCACTCTTTTGTTTTCAAAGTCATACACACCAGATGGTACGTAACAAATTGATTCTGCTGCGATTCGAATACCAACTTCACCACCGGATGAATGTCTCTCCATCCCAGCGCCGTAACGATTGATATAGTTTTTGTCCGTGTAGATATAAAACTCTTCTACTTTTGTTACAACTTCGACCTGAGTCGTAGGGTCTTTTTCCTTGTGTATTTTCTTGATTTTCTTAATCTTCAATGCGTCAATAGGTCTGAGTTCTACAACGCCTTTTTTAGATTGATCTTTAGGAGTAATCATGTGGAAGAAAATTCTACCATCCACAAACCACCGTTTAAAGAGTTCATAACCTTTATTGGTGAAGTTGAGCAGTCTGAGGCAGTTATCGAATTCTTCCTCAATTTTCTTTTTAATTGAATCTGATTGATCTACTTGTTCTAATAGAATTTTGACAGAGGGATAATCGTGTTCGTAAACAATAGCTTCGTTAACAATATCCTCCACTGCCATTTCAATTTCAGAGTGTAGACTCATTCCTCTATAACGAGAAATCAAATCGTTATCACTTTTGATCTGACCTTCTTGGTCTAGATACTGGCCGAAGTAACCTCCACCACCACCACTAACGACAGTAGACCCATCGTCCGACTCTGGTGGTACGAACGATGGGTTTACTAATGTTCCATCATTCTTAATGATGGCTTCATCTGTTAACTTCTTTTTGGTTCTCCCGAGAGAGAAACCGAATAATTCAACTGGCATATCACTTCCTTCATTTTAAATACTATTAATCACCCAAGTTGTTCACGTTAGTTCCGGCTCTATCAGTTGAGATTTCGTGAATCCAGTACTGGTACTGCCAGGTTACAGTGAACTGCGAGAGAGTGTTCTCATCGTCATAAGATAAATCGATCGCGGAAATATCACTAGGCCAACATGAGTTTAGTTTCCAAGATGATGTGGAACTGGAACCCTGTGAGGGAATAATTTCACCCTGTTGGTTTAGTTGATAAATTTCTACAGAACCATACAGGGATGCAGGTTCAGCGACTGCGACGTTAGATGCAAATCCCTTGAATGCGTTGGACCAGTTTTCAAACATGCTTCGAATACGCATTTCTGGATCGTTTAGAACGGTCATGGTCCAAGGTTCGAAAGTTCTATCTCCGGGTAACTTATATCTAGTGCCACGGAAGGGGACTTCAATTGAACCTAGAGTTGCTTGTGGGATCTGAGCAGCTTTAGTCATCACACCAATGAGATTAGAATCAAGACCAAACGTATCTACTCCAGCGGGAATAGCAATATCCACGCGGAATAGGTTGGTCCTGACACCGCCGCGGAGGACGGTTTTTAATTGATCGACATTTAGTGGTGTAGCCATTTTTGTATTTCTCCTATGTCTTTCTTATTTAGACGAGGTTTCCTTGATTATCCACCAATTTCATCAAAATCAACACCAGTTGGTGAGGCAACAAAGTTAAGTGTAATAAAGTTGATGGAACGAGCAGGTTTGACGAAAATGTCTGCACGGAACTCGTTTTTGTCAATCACTAGTGGAGTATTGTTAGTTTCATCACAAACAACCTTGAAGTCAAAGATACCTCTTCTTGCTTGAACGTCTCGAAGGAATGGTTCGACTAAGTTTCTGAACGCAGCTCTGGTGAACTCATCATTGAATTCGAAGAGTGAGAACTTAGCGGCGGTAGCGATAGACTTCTCTAGAATGTTAAAGAGTCTTCTAACATTAATTCTGTCGAATGCACTTGGTTTAGCTTGCATGGTCTTATCTCCGAAGAGAACAATACCTTCACCAGTGAAACTGACTACTGGGTTAATACCCTTGACGTAAAGTTTATCACGGTCAGCCTTGTCGGGACTGTAAGCGAGTTTGATCACGTTTCGGATCGAACCTCGATTAAAACCGGCGGGAGAGAACCAAGGTTCTGCGATGGTATCAGTCCTAGCGCAAAGTCCAGCGATGTCTGCATTAAGAGGAACATATCGGAACTTGTCATTATAGGGATCGTACTGATACTTCCAACCACTGTCCATTACTGCATAAGAACTCTTGGTTGTAATTTCATTACGGGACTCGATGACCGCATCTGCTTTCTGGCTTTCAGCAATACCGAGAACATCGTTGAGGTCAGGCGAGAGGAATGCAACACAATCCTTTCTCGTTTCTGCAATGTCAACGATAGCATTTCTAACGGTACTATCGTTCGGCCCTGCAATTATTAGTGAAACATCTTGGGTTTCTGAGTTAGAGAAGAAATCTTCGTATGCGGTTTTAATATTTCCCGGAGTCGGAGCAGCTGCTGTTCCCCCAGTAAATGCAAACCCAGAAGATAGTCCTCCAAAGAAATCTTCAAACTTTGCGGCACTGTTCCCACCATAAACATCTTGAATGGATTGTTCGCTATTTGTTCCCGATTCCCCACCGGCCGGAGCGGTAGCTTTAGATGCTAAAATATAAGCAGAAGAATTGTTGATGACAGTTCTATAGTAGTTTGAGGTTCCGTCATCTTTCTTAGCGTCGAAAGCCTTCGAAACACCCTCATAAATTTCTAGTGGAGTGTTCTTTTCTCCTGTGAAGAAACCGGTGTTATCGTAAACAACGATACTAAGTTCATCGCCGAAACCGGTAGTAATTCCAGTTCTTTCTGCCGCTCTAGCTGAAGTATCTGGTTTCTCTCTCAAGAATGAACCAAACTTAAAGTCACTTAGAGTTTCACCGGAGTTACCTATTCCGTCAAGGATAGCGATAGCTAGGTTGTTACCAATAGAACCGGGATATCTAGAGACGAATGGGGCGGTTCCTGCACCATTATTAAGACTTCCGGTCGCAGAGTCTAACTGGTCATCGATGGGCCAAGCTTTAAGTGACACATCGCTGCCGGGGTCACTGTTTGTGACACCAGCGTTCTTAGCACCCGAGTTGACAGCTCTGATTACTTGTAGATTACTTCCATAACGAAGGAAGTTTGCGGCAGAAAACCACCATGAGAAGTTGTTGTCATCTGGATCGCCGTACTCTTCTCTTAATTCGTTTTCAGAGGAAATTGTGAGAACTTCACTCGCTGGACCCCAACCAAAATCACCTACGAAACCTGCTGCTGTGGTTGAAATGGTCGGCACAATAGTTGTAAGATCTGTTTCGACGACACTAACGCCTGGACTAACTTGAAAGGGCATTTTATTCTCCTTTGGTGGAATAACGCATCATTTTGCTTTTATGCAACTCAGAATATTTATAGTTTTTCTGATTTAGAACCAAACGTTACCTTCATCGTCCACTGACCCCTCTTGTGAGTCTAAACCGTCCTCTATAAACCCAAAAGGCATGATATCTTCTTCAATATTTTTCATTTCTTGTTCGTATAATTGTTTTCTTACATCCCGATCAAAAGTTTCTTGAAAATATTTTTGAGTGGTCATCCACGCAAACAAAACTAGACACATCACTAAGTCGTCGTGATGACCCGCATCGGCTTCAAATGTATTACGTACCGAAACAAAATTAATCAACTCATCTAGAATATCATAATCTGGGTTTAAAAGTTTATCCATTTCTATGAAACCCTTGAGTGTTGCACATCCAATTTTCTTAACCGGTTGAGTAGTCTTGATGCCTGGAGTTACATTGGATCCAAATCCCTCACCTAGAACCTGCCCAGCACGACCTTTCACAGATGTCGAGAGTAAGTTTTCGTACTCCAGATCGTTCTTCATGATATCGGCAACCTGACCACCAATGTCATTCGTCTCTATAAGTACAAATGCTTCGTTGTATTCTTTTGCTACCTTGAATATCATATCGGGGTATAACATGGGAGGCATTTCGTTGTTCTTGAAGGTCGCTACAATATCATATGGAGACTCGGTTGCATCAATTACAACAAAAGCATGGTAGTCTTCGCCCACACCCCTTGCAACATCGACAGTCATAAAATATACTCTATCTTTCTCTGGTTTTTTGTATATTTTCAGTCCCTCGGGTGACTTGTGTATGGGATTGTTAAACGTCATGGTCTTTAGTTTGGAGGCATTAACCAGTGTGTTTACAGATCCAAGGAACTCACACTCGAACTCTGTTTGAAATTGTTCCAACGAAGAGTTAGCTATCTGTGTATTTTTCCACTCTTCGTCTCGACCCGGAACCTGAGACCAGTGTACCTCAACCGGAACGTAATCGTTTTTACCCAACTCTCCCGGTTTCTTATTCGCACCAACCCAGAATTTGTGAAACAGATTCATGCCGTGCGGAGTAGATACGATCAGAATCTTGGTATTCTTACCAGATGATATGGTGGGGTAAACAGAACTGAAAAACTCATCTGCAACTTCATGGGGGACATACGCGAATTCGTCCAAAAAGATAAGGTTGAACGAACCACCACGAACCGCAGAAGATGAGGTTGCAGAAGCCAGAATCTTCGATCCGTTCTCTAGTTCAATCGAACCCTTGTTCCATGCCACGACTCCTTGTTGTAACCACTTTGGGAGGTGTTCGTATGCCAGCTGGAGTCGAGACAGTAGTTCTCTTGCAGTTGCTAGTTTGTTAGCAAGGATAGCCACATTCATACTGTCGTTGAACAAAACGTAGTGAAGAATGTAGGATATCATGATGGTGGACTTACCAGTCTGTCGAGGAAACTTACAAATCACGAACCTGTTGTTGTGAATTGCGTCCACGGTTTCTTCTTGGAAGTCCCACATTGTGAACGGAACCAGACCTTCATCGAGTGACACGATCTTGATGTAGTTTTTAATAAAGTAAATTGGATCTTTACTGCACTTGATGTACTCTGCAATTTGTTCTTTAGTAAATTCTACTTCAACGCCGGCTGATTTTAGGTTTGGGTTTCCTAAGTATTGATCTGGTGAATCAGTCCTCGGCATCTCTCATATCATCCTGTTCTAATAACTTATGTTGTTCTTTCATCATCATTTGTAGTTCCTTTGTTGAACCCACGAAAAGAGCATTGTTTGTCACATTCTTGACATTATTTGTTTCTTTGTTTATGTCTTTCAGTTTCTTGTGCAGATCAACCAAGTCTTTGTTTGCATCGGCTACGGTCTTGATCATTTGTGCCGCAACCTCATATGCTCTTGGAGACTCAGTTTCGGTCGCAACCTGAAGGATATTCTCAATCGCTTCGGATCCCGTGCTTATGATATTTTTAAGATTAGATCGAACCGTTTTGTAGTCTTGATCAAGATCTCGCTTTTCATTGACCGGGTTCTCTATTCTTTTTGGTTGGATTATTTCGGATTCAACTACTTCTGCTTCTATATCAAAAATATCGTCTAAATTCTTCTCAACTTTATCACGCATTATGATGTAACTCCAGTCGTATCTATACTATTTGTATCACTCCACAAAACAAACTTATCAACATTGAAATCATAATCAGAGATATCCGCAGTGGGACCGGACGGTCCAACTATAATTCTAGAGACAGCACCACTAAGTCCTGCCAGATCCCCTGACGGACCCGTGGCGGAGCGTTGTTCGTCTGTTCCTGTTGTACCTGATATCTGACCCGATGTCAGACCATCTATGTTGAAAAGAGTCACATCGGAACTTGTGATGGTCTTTTCTCTCTTGGTGGGTCCGTGTAAGTAATACTTGGCTGTAAAACTTAGATTCCAAATTAAAAGTCTTCTCGTTTCCATGTCACCCAGAGCATCATACTCCAAACCTACGTTATCCAGAACAATGGGTATATCCATTTTTGTATAGAGGTCACTAGTTCCACCAGATCTTTGAAATGTCAAATTGAATTCTGGGGTAAAGTAAGGAAGAATCTGTTCAACTATTTGTAACCCATCATTAAAACTACCAGCATAGACACCAAGTTCAAATCCAAAGTTATAGGGAACTTCTGCATACTGATATGTTAAAAAGTTTTGAGTGTTTTGAGTATCTTTGATTCTTCTTCTATGAGTTGTATTTCTCTTTCTGGATGGGTCATAAACCATACTGCCCATTGAGAAAGACATTCTGGGTAAAGTCATCTGCACATGTGAGTTTGGATATTCTGCATCGTCTAGTCTATCATCTTCTCTCAACCTCTGTATGAATTTTTCTCTTGTAGAATAAGCGAGAGGAATTCTTATTTTTGAAGACTCATTGCCTTCAGCATCTAACTTTTGTATATTGATATTGTTAAACAAAGTGCCGAATGCGGTCACTACGTTTCTTACCGTCCCATTATAGAAGTGTGATTCAAACATGGTTTACCTCATGAAGAGTAGTTCTGGTAGTTCCCTTCCGAGAATGGGTCTGTCTCGGAGAAGTCCAGAATTGACTCTGCGTCTGTTCCAATTTCTGTGTTCGTTCCGAATCCATCTTGTGGTAGAATACTTACAGTTCCGTCTTGATCTGCTCCCGTGACACCATCCACTACGTCCTGTAGATTGTCCACATCTGAGAAGCCCGTGTTGAGTGTTTCGTGTGAGTAACGGAACAACTCACAAGATAACCTATAGGTATAAAGTTTACCTAACTGATAAAATGGATTTTCGTGTTCTACAAATTTTATCTCTAGGATGTAGTTAGTCATAGGGAAGAAAACTAAGTCACCCTCTCTTGGATGCCTAATTGTGTCAGTCGCTACAAGTTGGTTAAACTTTTTCTTTGATACAACCAGATCAGCAGTATCTTGAATTTCAAAACCAAAGTTGGTAATCTGATCCCCACCACCAAAACCATCAACCGAATCGACATACATATCAATTTGGTGTCCATCATTAAAAGCAGAGGAGGGATCCTCTCCAAACAACTTGTCCTCTCTAACCAAAGATCGAGGAATGTATATCATACTTTTACCATATATTGATATAGCTTCTGCTGTCAGATCTTCCAACAGTTTATTCGAAGGTGGTTTTTGAGAAAAGTACGGATTTGTCATTTTTTATCCCACCATAAAGTCTGGAGGTAGTTCGTATTTTAGTTGAATTTCTTCTTCTATTTTATCGATCTCTTGTTGAGCTTCTGAAGCAATTTCCCTACCACTAAATTGAACACCACCGGGAAGTTGTAAACCCTCGAACTTGGAGAGATTGGTTCCCCACTGATATTTAATTTTGGCGGTAGCATATCTCTTCAGAACATGATCCTTATAAAATTCTTTAAATGTTTCTGGATCTATAGCCACATAGGTTTCAAACATCAAAAATTCACCCACGCTAATTTCTTCTTCCCAGTTCATGTCGAGATAGAGTCTATTTGTGACTCTGTTAAATCTAACGTGTTTCTCTGGAGTTAGTATATCTTCTAGAAGAGCTAGGTGTCTTTTTGTGATATCATAGTTGTGAATGCTCACTGGGTTTCTTAATCCATAAAAATCATTAAGTGCTATTTGATATTTTACACTAAAAAGATTACCGGTGTTATTCTGACCCGCACCAAACTTAAAGGCACGAACCACACTAACCACTCTCGGGTCAACCTCATTCATGTCAAGGTAACCATTATCTATATCAGTTTGAGTTACCTGATGTTTTAGGTATTGTGGTTCAACACCGTCGAAGTGATACTCTGTTAAATACTGAATCGCATCATCTAGTCTGTCTTCTAGTTGTTCATCATCAACATTTATCTCTACTACAGGAAATCCCAGTCGTCTCAGACAATACTGTTTAAGATCTTCTCTTGAGGAAACTATGGCCATGTCTGTACCTCCATACTATATTTATAGTATGAAAGTGTTACGATCCAATAATTACACCAAGACATGGTGGTCCTAAAGCTTTATCTCCACAGGAAATTGGATCGCCTGTTTTGTGAACCGCTCTACCATTGACCAAAACTTTTCTCTGTGTGGCTACCGCACTTCCCGGTGGGTGAGATTTGTCCCCACAGTTGTGAGGACCGACATACGGATCTCCATCTAAAACCGGACGCTTTCCGTTTATTTCCACACCATTAGCCGTTGATGTTGACTTTACGGGAGTGAAACAATGTCCAGCTGAAGACCGTCCTTCTAGCATTACATTACCAAAAAATGCAGTCATTATGGACCCTCATACTTGTGGAAGGTGACTCCCGTGGTGCAACCAAAGGAGGAAGTGTGCCAGATTAGGTGGTTAGAACCCGTAACACTAGAAGACCCACCAAACCATAGATCGTGATGTTGTTCACCTTCATTGACGAAGATAGAGATAGTTCTAGAAGCTGGAGGATCTGGCGGCGTATTACCAATTGAACCGGAAACATCCTGCGCCGCCGCGGGTAGACAACCACCATATTGAGCACAGTTGTTTCCGTGCGGGATGCAACCGTTTACGTTAGAGCAACCATCGTGCTGGGAGGTACATACATAACCGTAAGTGTTAGAACACGAATATGCTACGCATGCAGCTGACACATTGCCGGCCGTTCCGCCTGAAAATCCAAATATAGTTTCATCATATACAGTTGTCCAAGGAGCATTTGCTTGATCGGCGAGGAGGGTTCCGGTAGTTCCTGCTGAGTCCGCATCAGCTTGTCCGCCAGCAGCTTGAGCATCACTGAGGATTCCAGTAGCTCTAAAGTACGCAAATGTTGTACCGGGACAACAATAAACAGGACATAATCCATCTTCATTGGGTCCAGTCGCTAATGTTCCTCCAAATTCGTATCCGCTAAAACCAGTGCTGTAGAAAGTAGTGTCGAGAATATCGTTACAATTATAATCACATCCCGGTGAACTCACCTGTTTGATTCCGGGTTCAA